AGTTCATATACATAATTCTTCTTTAACTGATAGAATGGTTTTTCATGCTCTACAAATTTAATTTCAAATAACCTATCTCCTAATGGGAAGTATATTAAGTCTCCCTCTTTAGGTCTGGTTGCTAACTCTATATTTGGTATATTCTTAATAAGTGGTGTAATATAATTTTCAAATCTATCTCTTGATATGATAAGTGTAAGATCATCAAGTGCCTGAACACCAAACTTAGATAGAAGAGAACCTTGTCCCTCATACCCATCAAAAGTATCTACATATGCCTCAAGTGGTATTGCCTCTTCAAATTTAGATTCTATGACTTCCTGTATTACAGTATTTTTAGTCATATATCTTCTAGGGATATAGAATACATCTACCCCATACATTCTAATCTGTTCATTGATTAGACTCTGAACTAAATTTTGTTCAGTAGAAGACCCTTGCAGGAAAAAAGGATTTAATGCCATTATCCTATCATATCAAGAGGAGGAAGTTCATATGTATTAGACATCATCTCTCTTATTTTATCCAAATCTTTCTCAGCATCGTCATATATCTCTCTACCATTTAACTCAACTCCACCAGGCAATTTTACACCTTGGAACTTAATTAAGTTTTGACCCCATTGTTTCTTAATGAGTGCAGTAGCATAAGGTTTTAAAAATGAATCATTATATACTTTGGGATAATCATCTGGATTCATCAATCTAAAACAGTCTACTACTAGGAAATCATCTACTCTAACAGAACCCCAATCAATATCTAAATATAATCTATCTTGTCTCTTATTAAATCTTATTTGTTTTTGTGTTGTTAATAAAAAATCAATATCTTCTAGATATGTCTTAACCATAGCATAAGTTAATAACTCAGTGCTACCCCAGTAGTAAATATCATTCAAAAATAATTGATACTTCACACTAAACATATTATTAGTAATAGTATTGCTACCATCAAAATGGAATATCTTTGTAACGCCTAATATCTCATTTGGAACTATCAAGTAATTACTGTTTTCTTCATAATCAAATTGAACTGAAGAACCAGCAACATCTCCAGTAGCACTTGTGGTTGTTATACCAACTCCATTAGTTCCTGCCTTTGCCTTACCCCTATCAATATCATCTTGTGTTATCTTATACTTCATGTAAGTCTGATAGACTCCATCAAAATGTCTCTCTTGAAAATACTGAAGAGCATCATCAATTATATCATCTACTTGTTCATCAGCAACATTTATTTCTAAAACAGGCGCACCAAGTTCTGATCTAGTTGAAGGTTGCGCCATCTATCTACTTTACTAGTATAATGTTATTTATGAAGGAGCAGAAGAGATGCCAGCTATTACCAACACATCCCCTGATACTATTCTAAAGATTGATGATCCTGACCCCACTAAAACATCATATACATATCTTCCTTCCTTTAAATTTCTAGTAGCAGTAGATCCTAATGATATCCTAAATTCTCCACCTTTTGCACTTGTAAATCCAACATTAAATGTTGCTTGAGCACCTAATGTTGCACCAATAGCAACACTCTTTGCAAGTTGAGCAGAACCAGTATATCCAGTAAAATCAAAAGCAGTGCCAGAAGTTCCAACTACAGTATAGTTAGCATCTAAATCTGCCCCTGTATTGATGGTGAGATTAACACCATATGCAACACCTGAACTAGGATCAAAAGTAAAAGTGTTTTTAGCCATTAGATAGTGCTC